TCGAGCATTGCCTTTTTGCTTTGCTGCAGCTGCATCTGGATCTGTGGCGGCACCGGTGATTTGTCATCAATCTGCGCCAGCGGGTTGGCGGCAGCGAGCCGGTCGGCAATCACTTCGGCGCCGGGGAAATCCATGTTGCGGAATACCAGATCGCCAGCAATGTTGAACAGCTCAGGCTTTCCAGCCAGCAGTGGCATCATCGCCTCAACCGCCTGTATGCGCTTGCTGTTGTAGCCTGGCCCCGTATCCATCACCACATCGTATTCACCTACTGTAACGTCGTTCAAGACCTTCAGCACGCCCATTTCATCCTGTTTGCGCTCGTTAATCGTGACCAGATCCGGCTGGCCATCGGCGCCAATAATCCGCATCACGCGCTGTTCGTTGTAAATGTGCGGCGCCAGATCCAGAATAATTTGTCCGGTCTGACGAATTGAGCGCGTCAGGTTGTCATAAAAATGGTAATTGTTCATGTCAATCTGCTGTTGCTGACCGTTCAATGCTTTGCCGCTGATATTGCCCCGTATGTTGCTGGGATCAAATATCCCGAGCACCGTCTGCAGATCCTCATTGATCGCCGCGGCTGCGGTCATCACGCCGGCTGGTGGCGGTTCCGGCTGCAGGCGTACAGGCACCGGCGCCGGCCGGCCGTCAATGTCCGTCTGTTTGTAGCGCAGCACTGGGTTGCTGGCAATATTTGCCCTCGTCCATTCGTTCTCGTGACCTTCGTCCTGACCTTCGGCCAGCAACCATTTGGCTTTGGGCGCCAGAGCAACCGATTCGGTCATGCTGGTGCGCCAGTAGTTATACATTCTGCTCGGATCTTTGGCGAACCGGACCAGACCGTATTTTTTGCGCTTGTCGTTGACGATCAGCTGGGCGCCGTAGACCGGCACGACCGGAATAAACCGCCCAGGCCAGATTTTCTCGTCCAGCACTTCCATCGCGGTGACTTTGCACCATTTGATCTGCTTCCTGAAGCTGTCGCGCTCGTCAACCACCGTGATACCGGCCAGCGCCATCGCTTCGGCGCTCGGCAGCTCGTCCTTGAATACTGATGTGCCATCAGACAGCATCAGCAGCTTGGTTTTAACGCGTTCGGTGTAAAAATATTCGGCAATCCGAATATCCTCTTTGCTCACCCACTCGGCCCAGCTGTCGCCGGTTGCAGTGGCTTTGAATTGCCCGCCGTCATCAGCATCGGGATATTGTTTGTTGAATACCGCTTTCGGAATCATCGTGGTGATCAGGCATCGCTCGGCGTCAGATCCATCAGGCTGCGTGCTGTTGGGATCGAAATAGACGGTAAACGGGTTGTCGATCTGCCGGATATAGATCTCTTGGTCGAATGAATCCTCGCGCACAAAGTCGGTGACGATTCTCCAGTAACCCCAGCCCATGCGAACCGCGTAATCAAATGCGGTGTCGTACGCGGTGTCTGCGTTGCTGTTGATCTCGATGTGACGTGTGATGCCTTCTAACACCTCTGCGACCTTCTTATCAGCCTGTGTGTTGGTCGGGTGCACCTTAATCCGCGGCCGTTGCTGGCGCTGTTGGTTTGTGACCTGGCGAACGTAAGCATCGAGCTTGTTGATCGTCAGACACGGCCGAGATTCCAGATTGCGGCTGTTCTGCGTTTCGACTGGCCACTGATCACCGGCGGCAAACTTTAAATCCTCCAGTGCTTCACTGCGGTTCGTGCTTTCAGCAGTAGACACCAGGCGCAGGAATTCAATCGCATCAGTAATCCGTTTGTCGTAATCGTCACTTTGATAGGCCATGTTTTACCCTTTTCAATTCATCCAGCTGCCCATTTGCAGCATTTCAGGCCGGCGCTTCTGCGCTCGGCGCGGTTCGTTAACCATCAGGCCGATATAACGGAATGCGTCGGCGCCGTGACTGTATCCGTCGTGCAGCGGCATCTTGCTGAATCGGCCATCTTCGTCGACATCATAGCGATAATGGCGCAGGCACGAAATGCCGTCGGCGGCGTTCTCGCGGTCAAACCAGCAGTTTGGAAAGATTGTCCTGGCTGCGTTGATGCTGTCTGGAATAGGCACCTTCGGTATGATCTTCACCTTGTAACCGGCGCCGCGCACGATTTCCTCGATGCTCTTACCGTTCGCCGCCAGAGTTTTGTTCTCGGCGTCGTGCGGTAGCCACAAAGTATCGTAGACGTAGCCATGCGTTTGCATCTGCGACAGGTAATGACTGATGGTTTTCTGGTTGTCCTCCATGTAACGGATCAACCGTGTTTCCATGCCGACAAACTGCAGATACCAGATCGCGGTCGCGTCGGACCAGCCCAAGTCAAAGATCGCGTGCACTGGCTTGCTCGGATCGTAAGCAACCCGGCAGATCCTGCCTTCCAGCTCGGCCATTTGCATCTCGTTCGCAAAGATGGCGCCGTCGACCGTCTGCCGGCAGATGCCCTCCCACACGGTGTTATAGGCGCTCATGTCGCGCTCGCGCAGTGCGTCTTTCTCTAAGCGTAGCACTTCGGGAAACCACGGATTATCTGACCAGTTGACCTTTACGCTCTGGCAGTCAGGCGGAGGATGCAGCACAAAACGTTGATACGTTTCGTCGGTTTCCAGCTCAGGATTGAACGAAACCCAGATTTCTGACTTGTTTTTGCGGATCGTTGGAATAAGCACGTTCCAGCTCATCCTTGATACTGTCTGCGCTTCCTCAACCCACGCTATATCCACGCCTTCAAATGATTTTATGTTGCTGATGTTGTTTTTCAGACCGGCAAATGCAAAATCGGTGCCGTTCTTGCCGCGAATGCTGGCCTGTGTGATCTCGTAAAACGACAACAAACCGAGCGCCTCAATCTGATCACAGAGCAGCTTGTGCACGCTGTCTTTGATGCTGGTCTGGTATTCCCGCGCACACAAGATCCGCATCGGTGATCGAGCGCCGAGGATCAATAACGCCCTGGCAATGCCCCAGCTCTTAGCACCGCCGCGGCCACCCCAGCAGCATTTATACCGCGCTGGCTTAAACAGGAATTCCAGCTTTTCGGGGAATTCTGCCTTTGCGATTATTTCTTTAGGCTTCAGCATCGTTTTTAACAAACGATACTTGAATGCCCGACAGCAGCGGGGCGCCGTCTTGACCGGTCAGCTCTTGCTTGACGGTTTCGGACCAGCGCATCTGCGCCTTAGTCCACCAGATCAGAGCTGTGGTGTCACCGCCCTGCGCTTTGTTGAATAACGTATCAGCAACGCGAGCCGATGCCTGCGCCTTACCCATCTGCAGATCGTCTGGATAGTGCTTTCGCAGCGTCACATCGCTGATGCCGATCAGCGCCCCGATCTGCTCGTGCGGCAATCCAAGACCGGACATTTCGCGCACGCGTTTGCGCGTTTCTTCGGTTGGTCTGTGTGCTTTAAAAGGCATTTTCTTTTATAAAGGCAAGCTTCACCGTTTATTCCGCTTTGAAATCGCCGCCGCTTTGCTCTTCGCATCAGCCTTAGAACTGGCGCCCCACGCCTTCAGAGACAGCGCCAGCCGCGTCGGTTCCCCGTTTGGTTTCTCCATCGGACCAGGCATACCGCCCATTCTTGCGAGAAATGAAGCCCTGCGAGGATTGTCACCAGCTTTGACCGGCGGCTTCAATGTGCCGCCGGTTTCAGCGTGATAGCTGGCGCGGCCTTTTGCGTTTAGGCCACCGGCCGGATTCTTTCCGGCTTTCTTCGTCCAGGCTGCGCTCATCGTTTCTTCTTCGCCGCTTCGCGTTTCACGGAATAAGCGATCGCCACGGCCTGTTTGATGGGCTTTCCGGCTTTCACTTCTGCCTTGATGTTTTTCTCAAACGCTTTCGGGCTGGTTGATTTCTTCAATGGCATGAGGTGCCTCTAAGTCGATGATGAGTGATTGATAAGCGCCGATTGTCGCTTGGGCTTGAATCACAAAGACGTTTGCCTTTTGCAATTCAGCCTCAAGCGCAGTAATTTTCGCTTTGAGCGAGGCAACCGTTATCATTTATTGCTGTGCAACGTGAACCAGAGCAAAAGAAATCACGATAGCTTCCGACAATGAGCCTGCACTGGCATTTGACACAACAATCGTGAACGAACCGGCAGCAACCGCCGCGATCGACAACAAATAGGTGCCTGCCGTAGTCGCACCGGATTTGATGGCAACGACCGGCACATCGTATGCAGAAACCATTGAATTCGTCACAATAAATGCGACTTCAGAGCCGGCAGTGAGTGCGGCGTTGTTCATTGTAATTGTTCCGCAAGGCGCGTTGACGGTCACCCCGGTCGATTTACTGGTGGCTTGCGTCACCGCAGTCGGCACCGCGGTCGAGCTGCCGGTGTTGTAACCAAACTGCCCGCTGGTTGAATTCACAAACAACAAATTTGAACCAACAATGTCTTGATCTTGATATGCAACGCCTATTGCCTGAGAATTTGACATGATTTTCCTTTAGTTGTTTACGACTGCACAAATATCCATTTCGGAGATTATCTGATAATCCTGACCGTCG